GCGTAATTTCTCAAAGTCTTCTCTCGGATCAACACCATTTAAAAGTTGTTTCACTATGCGTTCCTTTTGTTCTGGCGTATAATTGGCACGTTCTATGGTTATTCCTAATATATGATGTGTAGTCATATATTAACAAAACATTTTACTGCCCAAATTCGGCAACTATTAAATCCAGCACTTCTCGATAAAACGGTCTGAATTGATCCCTCTTCTCTCGGATATCTTTGAGAGAAAACCATGCGAACTTGTCTTTTTCATAGAGACCGTTGGTTGGGTCTTTAATAAGTGGCTTTATCTGTGGATGCTTCGACATAAAGTCATAATGTGCGTTTAAATAATCTGGCAGTGAGTGGTATTTGTCACAATTCAAGTAGACCAAGAATGTTGTATATGTTTTGGTGGGAATTTCTGATACTATACACTCTTTAATAAGTGATTTGGAGAGAAATCCACAGAGTTCCTCGCTTCCCTCACGAATAAGCACACGCTTTCAGTGTCTCACCTTTGTCACGTGAACCACCGAAATCGCTCCATAGTCCATGATTAGCACACAGAGTTCTTTATAACAAATTCACCCGAAGAAGTGCCATGGGCAATAAATACATCGATGAACCGTCTCATGTTAATTCAAGTCAACGAAATAGATGGTGAACCGACTGATGCCGATATAGAGAAGGCAACTGTATTCGAACAAACAAATCCATTAATCAGTAAGTCGCGGAGATTTTTAGAGAATTTCGACCGAGAGAGCAATGAAAAAGTATTTAATAGTGTCCTTTTTAGAAATAAACTCAATGGTGTGTCAGCAACATCATTTGTGCGTTCGTTGATGAGAATACTTGAGACTCCAGATGATGCTGACGCATATGTTGATAGTGCGGCATATTTACCATCAATATTTAATGATGAAGAGAAATATGCTATAATTGACGACATGTTGATAGAATTTGGTGCTTATTTAAAGTAAATTGTTGAAGATGAGTATGCCTGCCGGCATTTATGAGTGAACATTTGGTTATGGCTTATGTCCGATTTAAATCAAACCAAAAGTTTTACTTGCGGGATTTCTTGGATTTCTTGTGGGTCTTTGACTTATTGTGGGTCTTAGATTTTGTTTTACGATGTTTCTTAGATTGACGAGTCTTCTTTTTGCCACCACTTAATCCAGACAGCACATTGGCTGCCATCATGTCATCTTCACTCCGTCCGGGTCCATCCTTTATGGGAGTTAATAATTTTATCCGCAACTCATTTGTCTCACGACGCGTTTCGTCTATCATATTTTTAATATCCGAAAGTTTGGTCTTCTTTGCAATAGTACGCTCGAGAATTTCCTGTTCGCTTCTGTGTTGTTCATATTGGTCTGCCAACTTAATTATTTGTTGATCCATATTATTAATATATTCATTTGCAAGATTCATTCTATTTTTAGATTTCCTTGACTCAAAATATTGTTTGCCACGCACTGGATCATATGGAACATCTGCAAACTGTTCTCCAGTTACCATTGGAGCAACAAAGTCAAATGTACCAAACCGCATTCCAGTATTAATAGTTTGGTCAAACTCTCTTGATGTCATTTTGTTAACAAGAGAGGAGCGACCGGTATCCTGTAGAGGAACACCACTTACTTCTTCTGGGACATTACCACATTGACCATTAATATATTGTTGTATATCTTCTTGGCTGTATGATTCGTTAGCAACGAAGAAATCGATTTCTCCCGCACATAAGTAATCAATTATAACATGAATGATAGAATTAATAGGTATATCTTCTTTCGTCAAATTTATTCCTTGTAATTGTAAATAATGATCAGCGATTCTCTCTCTAATCTGATAAATAATTTCATTTTCAGGTTCATTGGCACTTACATATCTAGCCATAGATTCATAATCAAATTGATTTAGTATTGTAGGATTTCCTTGTTCGTCGACTTGCAAAGAATCGTCTAGCAACTTTTGTTCAATTCGGGCATCATCAATCATACCTTTGGTTTGTGGGTGTACTACATTAAAGTAAGTTTCCTTTACAGATTTTCTAAAATTAGCAATTTGAACTGCGAATGGAATAGTATTAAGTCCAAGTCTTGCTTCTACTAATAACTTTCTTTTGTTCTCTCCTTCGTTTCCTTTTTTAAATTTATTTGGACGATCAATATGAGGATTACGATTTGGTTCCATATTCTTTACTATATACTAGAAAAATATTATTTTTCTTAATTCTTTATTAAACAATAAGCAATAAAAAGGCCATGTGTCAAAATAAAAATAGGATTACCGGTCGTTATCGTAATTACAGGTAATACAATAACATCAGCAGAAATTAGTTGTATCAATGCACAAACCCTGCGAATTTAGCGAAATTATTCATGTTTGAGTGTGTTAAATAAAAACAATGGTAAAATATATTTAAATGTCTTTTACTTCGCATTCATTCTCTCATAAAACGCCTGAACCTTCGGATTCACCTTAATTTTCTCTGGAACAAACGATTTAATATATAGTCCCTCAATGCTACGTGCTCGCGACAGCCCCACATACGTCTGACCATACTCAAATACATCGCTCCCCACGTCAATCTCCATAAGATCCAGAGTTGCCCCTTGAGACTTGTGAATTGTCACTGCCCACGCCAGAATCAACGGCACTTGTGCGATGCTGAGACCATCAATGTTCTCACTTGGCCAACAGTGTTTCGTCATAATTCGCTCGACACCGTTATTAAATTTAACGAGAGGATACGTCGCAATAAAATCGATAATGACACCAACGCTTCCGTTGCAAATCTTGGCAATATCCATGTCAACATTTGCAATACACATCACTTGTGCCCCCTTTTTCAGTCTCACTTCCTCCTCAAACAACGCATTCTTACGCAAATAGGCTTCCTCTTCTGCGATGGCTTCGGGAGAAACACGTGGGTCGACGCCATCTTTCACCAGCGTCGCCTTGAATACCTGTGCTTCGTCGCCGATCTTACTCATTTCCACTTGATTGATGGAGTCAACCGAATACTTACGCGGGAACAATTTAATCGGTTGCACTATGTTGCCACTCGCATCCACGCCAACCCTCGCCTTTAGCATCTCGTAACCACTCTTATACAACTTGCCGACGCGGATCTGGTTGAGCATGCGGGCGAATGAGTCATCACTTTGGCGGAAATTCGTCTTGAGTTCGATTTGGCAGTTAAAAGTCGCACTCCATCTGGGCGACTCGAAGCAGAACTTGCCCGTATCGGCGTCATCGCGGTCAGGAACGGGCGGCAACTGGAAGAAGTCGCCGCTGAATATGACCTGAATCCCGCCGAATGGGTGCGTATTCTTGCGGATTTTCTGCCCCAAATAATCGAGCAGTTCGAATATTTTGAGCGACATCATACTCACTTCGTCTACTATGAGCAGGTTCGTCGAGAGCCATGGCTTGGTCTTCTTAAACTTCTGGATTTTCTGGAGGATAGCCTCGTTTGGACCGGTACCGAGGCCGATTTTCGCCCATGAATGGACCGTTTTCGCATTACAATTCAACAAAATCGCGGCACAACCGGTCAATGCACACACTTGAATCTGCTTGCCCATAGCAACGGCGTCATTGTAAATAGCACGAATCAGGTGAGATTTACCGGTGCCACCAGGACCAGTCATAAAGACGTTCTTTCCTGTGCGATATGCGTCAAATACGGATTGTTGTTCTGGAGAGAAATTCATGATTTGCGTTTAAAAATTAAGGTATGTGTGTAAATTTTGTGATTGTTTCAATTTTTTATGTGGTTATTGTATAAAATGTTTGAAAACCTCACAAAAACACTTAGTAATAAGGTTGCCGATGCTGTTAAAGTTTCTACTAACAAATTTTCAGACCCATCCAGATCAATACGGTCGGTAGCTGAACAAGCTGGGAATGTTGCTAAAAATGTTGTGAAACAGGTTAGCAATGTTGGGAATGAGGCTAAAAATGTTGTGAAACAGGTTAGCAATGTTGGGAATGAGATTGGGAAAGAGATTGGGAATTTGAAAGTTTCAAGAGAAGGACTTCCATCTGATGCATATTATTATTTATATAAGCTTCCTATTGAACAATTAAAAGAAATGACATTAGTAGACCGTATTAGATTTGTAAAAGAAGAAAAAAGAAAAGAAGAAGAACAAGCATTTAAAAATAGAATGAATGCGATACAAAATATAGAAGAAGAAAGATCTAAAAAATGGAAAGAAGAACGGAAAAAAGAAGAATTGAGAAAGGAAATGTTAATTAAAGAAAAAGAAGAAAAAAAAAGGAAAGCAGAAGAAGCATACAACAATACACCAAAAGGTCAAGTTGAAATGCTTGAAAAAACAATAGATAGCCGTCATTCTGTGTGTCGCGATTATTTAATTGGTGCGGAAAGAAATGGTGCTGACGAGTATTATCTAAGATTAGAATCTGATAAATGCAATGAAGCACATAGAGAAGGGAGGGCACGTCTTGAAAAATGTAAACTCAATCTTCGTAATTATGAAGAATCCATAAAAAATAATAATCCAATACCATTTATATGTGGTGGTTCGAAAACCAGACGTCGTCGTCATTCTAAGAAGACGGCTACTAGAAAGAGTAGACGCCATCACAAAAAGAGCAAAAAAACGAGAAAACATTAATTAAAACGTGTTTTTAAAATTTCACCTTATTAGGTAATGACATACACCTTAAATAGTTTTGATTTGTGTCATTTCCACTAACATCAACACCAGATAAATCACGCATAAATGACATATATGCCTTAGTTGTGCATGGAGTCGTGCCAAAGAGAACACCACTTGGATCAATGAATACACCAGAACCATCATAATTTGTGCCGTTATTTGTTAAATAATCATTTGGAGAAATTAATGTTTCGGTACCAGTAAACGTCATAATGCTAAATTGGTTGTTTTCCGTTTGAATTTCAGGGTCAAGTGCTGAAGCAGAGCATACTCCAGAGCAATCATTGCAAAGACTGTACCCATAACTAACAGCTCTATACATCTCATAATTTTGATAGCGTTTGATGCGACTATTTGCTGTGTCATAAACGATGCTTCCATCATAATTGGTTGCGTTCGCTTTTGAACTCTTCGTATCAGCATAAACATTGCGAACTCCAATGTCACGCGTTCTATCGCTTGATGATAATTGAGGTTTTCCGTTATTGAATGCTCGCATGTTTAATTAATATATATACAGAACATATTTATTAAACCCGTCAACGGATTATGGTCTTAATGAATTTACTTGGGTTGAAAACAAGTATTAAGCAGGCATCTTAATTACAGACAAATTCGAGAGAAAACGAGAAATCACTGCCATTCAAGTTGACTATGCGGCCATATTCGTCAACGAGTTGAATTCGCAGTTTTTCAATGTCAACTGGCCCGCTATAGTTTCTCTCCTTACATCCACTGACGAACTTGTCTTCCAGTGTCATCATGAAAATGTTGTCGTCGATGTGTTCGGCATTGGAAATCTTTGCTAAAATATTGCTAGTAGAAATGGAACTGTTGAAAGCGGCAATAATGCTTTCATTTGCGGTATTGTTATAGTCATCAATACGTAAGAAGATGTATCGCGGCGACTTGAGTATATAGGGTGCTTCGCTCACGTAAGATGTATTGCCTTCATATTGTCCGAAACGAAATCCGAGCATCCAGCCGAGAGTTTGCTGGAGATTGGTGTTGCTATCTGTGGTGAATTTGAGAGTAAAAGTAGCAGTAGCAGATATAACGACTCGCTTTGTGCGCTTATCAATGATTGCTTCGTATCCGCCTATTGGTGGAAGTCTAGTATTTAATTCTGATTGCATCATTTCCACCGTGTAATTACCGTCTGGGAGTGTAACTGATGTTGTACCAATATAAAACACATTGTTTCCCTGCGATGCCGATACATTGTAAATAGTAAACGGCAATTCAAGTGAACACAACTTCATCTTAGTGACACCCTTGATTCGAATAGGGAGAGAAACATGAAAGTCGGTACTGCTGGTTTTGTAATAATTCTCTCTAAATCGTGTGTCAATGTTGAGGGTTCGCTTGTAAGTTTCGGGCGTCTGTTTGGCATTCATCGTGTCTCTCGCCAATGATTTGCTGGCTTCACTGTAAGTTGACCACATATTTGATATACTATTGAGAGAAACTTTAAATAAAAATTGAATCAACAACATATTTTCTCTCAATAAGCAAACCAGGAACAATGACCACGCAAACACACTACCTCTACTTTGACGGTGGGTGCCGAGGGAATGGACGCGCTAATCCTAATGCCAAAGCCGGTTACGGATACGTTATTTACGACGACAAAAACGCCCGAGTCGCCGACGGATGGAAGTATCTCGGTGCTAAGACCAATAATTA